AATAAGTTTTTATCGGTACTACCGCCCCGGCGGTGGTACTCATTAAGAGCTTATTGTAACTCTTAACTGAATAACCTAGGAGGTGCATTTATATGCCGTATACCATTACAATTTCTGACCTAACAGCTGAGCAGGTGCACAACCTCAATAATCGCTTGTCTTATGTCAACAGTGCTGCAAGCGCAACCAGCGTTGACGATGAGGGAAAAAAGTGGCGTGTGTCGGTGACTACATCCGACTTTAACACACAGCAGGTACTTGCTAACATTACAGGCGTATTGTCGCAAGCGGTAGCTGTCCCCTACTACACTATAGACCAGCTGCCCAGCGATGTACAAAAGCGAGTATGTCACGCTGCTATTGATGCTAACATCTATTGGGACGTTTGGCAGGATGAGCGCAACAGCTCATTTAATGCTATCTGCGATAAGTTAGCCCTGCAATGGGACTGTGATAACTATGATAACTACTATGTAGAGGAGACAAGCAACGAGTGGTATGCAAAAGACATTCAAGGTGCAAGCCGTGTTATTGCTTACATTGTCAATTGCTGGGGTGCCTTCAAAAAACCTATGTATATTGATAAGGATAAACATAGCACTTTTTACAAGTTGCTGCATAAAAAGGGAGCTGCCCTGCCTCAAAAGTTTACTGAGGATGCAATGCTCACCGGATACTGTGCAGACTATTGTTTCTATGAGGCATATACAAAGTTTATAGCCCTTGCACGCCAGCAACCGGATACTATTACCCTTGCTGATTTTTGTATGTGTCTTGCAGATGCTTTTTATAGAGAGTATGACGCAGACTATACACAAGCACACAGCATGGATTATGCTATGGAGTTTTTATGTCAAGATAATTATTACACTTGGCAAGGCAAGGATATAACGGATATAGTCAACGCCTATATGGTAGCAAAATAAATAGCTTTTATCAGATGCACAGGTTAACAATAATCTGTGTATCTCATTAAGAGTTATTTATATAACTTCTTAAATATAAGTTTAGGAGGTACAAAAGAAAAATGAAAAAATGTTTAGTTTATTTGATTGGGTGCCTTTTGGTATCCAAACATACTAATCAGGTATTAAAAGAGATTGCAAGAATTATAGCAGCCTTGCTTTTTGTCTTATTTTTTAGCGTTGATTGGGATGCAACGCTGGATGCATGGGGGGTGCTCAAATAATGGATAAAAATAAAACCTTGTTACTCTTTGAATTGAGTGATAATAATAGCCCTTTAGTAGATATAAACGGCAATGTTATTCCTGATGTTGATGCTGTTATTGCTGTTGTCGATAAATTAGATACAGAGACGGCAGACCTTGTACAGCTAGTATTATACCAGCAACAAAAGCAAATTGATAAGCTAACACAGCAATTAGCAATAGCTGAACATAATGTAGAATACACGGAAAATCAACTTGAAGAAACAGAAGCAGACACAAGGGAACGTGTTGGACAAATAAGAGAACGCATAGAACATTTAGAAGTGTATATAGATGCATTGCAGGATGAGCTGAGTTATCAGGCAAGGACAGAACAGACAATAGCAGCCACGGCAGAAAAAGAACTAAATGAAAAAATAGATACACTGTACAACGAAATAAAAAATATAGCTGATGACTGTTACTATTTTTAAGAGTTTTTAGGGCATGTAGAGTAATACCCTGCGTGCCTTATAAAGCTTTTAAAGCTTTAATAATACTATAGGAGGTGTTACACATGGATGTAACCTTAAAAAACGGCAAGCAATTTATTATCACATTGAGAGCGTGGGACGGCGCAAGTTGGATGCCCGACTGTGCCGGGGACGTGCTGGCAACTTGGCAACCTGAGACACAAGCAGACATTGACTGGCTAGTAGATGACTGCGACAACTTCAATGCAGGTGTAGACCTTGACTGGCTGGAGCACTGCCCAACGTGTCAAGAGGTAGCATTGGATGTACAGGAGGTGCAGGAATAATGGGAGAGCATAAAAAGCAAGGTAAGACGTTTTTCGTCACTGTAGACGCTCATATGCAGTTTGCCGTACATCGTGCACCTAGTGGACATTTTTCTTATATTATCTACTATGACGGACGCCAAACTACCGGGGCATTGCGTATCACACAAGCACATGCAGCTAATAAGCTGGGATTGACAGTGCCGGAGTTACTGGAAAAATTCAAACTTGACTAACTAAAAACTGAACAGAGGTACGGACTAAACTGTACCTCTAATTTTTTGCACCCTTTTTCCGTCCCTCAACCAAACGGAGCGAAACGATGTTCGTGGTTACCGAAGGTCACCTGAGCGGAACGAAACGTGTTGTCTTTTGGAGCGCACGGAACGAAACGAAACGAGGGATGCAGGGGCAACCCAAGCTGCCAAGCAAGGCAAGGTTGCTTTAGGGCAAGCAAGGCAAGCTAAGGCTGCCTAAGACACTAAGCACCCAAGCAAGCATCAATGGGTCACAAACATGAAGAAGACCCATTATAACTAGGAGGTATTTATAATGACGAACAAAGAACTGTTTGAAGAGCAGCTTATGCTGGAATCTTCTGCTAGACAAGATGGCTATGAAGCAACATGTGAAGCTCTCAGAATCGCAAAGGAAAAAGGTATGGTTGATACTGCCCTCCCTATTGGACAAGCGTTTTTTAATCACAAGGTACTCGCTGTCAAGGATGTCATGCTGCAATGGCTCACTAAAAACATGAAACCAAAAGCTGGTGTTAAACCTAACTTTATCTATATCTTGGATGACCTGAAGACTGCATTCACAGATGCAGAGGGCAATGTGGATATGGATGCTATCGCTAACACCTGCACAACTGTAACACTCTCCTGCCTTATAAATGCCCTCACAACAGGCTTGAATACAAAGGCAGCCTTTCTGAATAACGTGGGATTGCATGTTGGCTTTAGTCTTATGTATGAATATCAAGCCAAATGTTTTGAAAATTGGCTCACTACATTACCTAAAGAAGACAAAAACAAAAAAGCAATGCAAGGTATTGACAAGCGTATAGGTATCCATTACCGCTATGTCTACATGAAACAAGCCATTAAGAAATGTGGTTACACCTGCCCCACGTGGGAACAAGGAGACAATGAAGGTATTATCAACTTAGGGGTAGCCTTATTGACTTTGACAGAAGAAGCAACAGGCTATTGGATGTCAGATTCAGATAGCTACACACAAGCACATCTTGTCCCTACCCCTCAATTTGTGGATGCATGGCAACGTAATGAGGAGAACATGTTGTACTACGCTCATAAATGCTATCCGATGATTATCCCTCCAAAACCATGGGTAGCCTATGATGATGGTGGTTACTATGGAGACCTTGCAGCTTTCTATACATTCTTGCGCCTTAAAGGGGTACATAACTCTTTCAGTAAAGCCTATAAAGCACGCCTTTCTCAACTTGATACACCTGATGTCTATAAGGCTGTCAATGCTATTCAGGCTACACCATGGCATATCAATAAGGATGTTTTAAATGTTATCACCCAATGCAAAGAGCGTGGCTATATCCCATGTGGTAAAGAAAAGTCCCACATCATGAGCACTGATTTGAAAGAAGCTGAACCTACCCCCTTACCTGAAGGGGCAACAGCAGAAGAGATTAAAAAATATAAAAAAGATAAGGCAGTGTGGTGGAAAGGCTTAAAACGTCGAATTTCTATTATCAATCGTACAAATGCTATGATTACAGTTGCTGATAAATTTAGTCTTTATGAAAACATCTATTTTCCTTGGAACATGGATTTTAGAGGACGCATCTATCCTATCCCCTCTTTCAGTCCCCAAGGTGACGATATTTGCAAAGGCTTACTGCTCTTTTCAGACACACCGCCTTGTCAAGACCCTAAAGATATTGAATGGCTCGCCATTACCGGAGCTAACCTTGCAGGTGAGGATAAAATCAGTTATGTTGACCGCATCCAATGGGTATATGACAATGAAGCAGTCATTCTTGATGTAGCTAAAGACCCTATGGGTAACTTATGGTGGTTGCATAAAGACAAAAAACCTGTACAGCTCCTTGCATGGTGTCTTGAATGGGCGAAAGCGAAACAATGGATAGCTGAGCATGGCTCTATTGTCGGATGGGTAACAGGTCTCCCCTATGCGCAGGATGGCACATGCTCAGGTCTGCAACACTTCTCTGCTATTCTTAGAGACCCCATCGGTGGCACTGCGGTAAACCTTGTACCCCAAGACAAACCCAATGACATCTATCGTTTGGTGGCTGACAAGGTAAATGTTGTCTTGAAGCAGGATGCTATGTCAGGCACTATTGACGAATGGGACGAAGAAAAGCTGAAGACAAAATTCGGAACAAAGACTATGGCGCAGATTTGGTTAAACTATGGTGTTAACCGCACTGTAACCAAAAGACCTACCATGACCCTTGCCTATGGAGCTAAAAAGCGTGGTTACACTGAACAGATTATGGAAGACACCATTAAACCTGCTTTAAATGCTAAGACTACCTGTGGTTTTACAGAGACAAATGCTTACCAATGCGCTATGTATATGGCTGAGCTGATATGGAACTCTGTAGGTGCTACTGTTGTACGTGCTGTTGAGGGTATGGATTGGTTACATAAAGTTTCCAAACTTGTCACCAAAAATGCAAATGTAGTGTCTTGGTGCACACCTTTAGGTTTACTGTTGCAACAAAACTATTTAAAGTATGAATCTAAGGTGATTAAGTTACGCTGTGCCGGAAAAAGATTCAGAGTGTATATCCCTCACCAAACAGGTGTGATTGATAAGACAAAACAGGCTAATGGTATCGCTCCAAATTTCATTCACTCTATGGATGCTTGCCATCTTCAAATGACAGTATGTAGAGCTAAGGATGCTGGTATCAATCACTTTACTATGGTGCATGATTCTTATGGTTGCCCTATGTCACAAGCTAAGCTAATGTATGATATTGTGCGTAAAGCATTTGTAGATATGTATACAGAGCATGATGTCTTGGAGGAGTTTAGACAATATCTACAACCATTGGTAAATAAAGAGTTACCTGCTCCCCCTAAAAAGGGCAATTTAGACCTGAATAGTGTATTGGACAGTAAGTACATATTCTGCTAATGGGTCACAAACATGAAAAGAAGACAATAGATAACTATAGTTTCCTATAGATTCTATAGAGACCTTTAAGTGCCTAAGGTTATGTTATTAATAATTAATAATAACCTACCTAAGGTAACTAAAGGTCTCTATTGTCTTTATAGTACCTTTAAAATCCTTTAGGTAACTAAAGGAAATGCTAATGGGGCATAAACATGAAGAAAAGACAACACACTTTTCAAAAATCTAAATTGCGACGTTTCTATTTTCCTTTCTGTGTTGTCTTTTCTCAATAAATTTTAAGGAGGTATTGTCTATGTTGAAACAGGACACTCATGTAGGTCAGAGGGTATCGGTCACACAGGGTACTGATAAAGGCTGCACAGGTACAGTAGTAGGCTTAAGGTTTACACATGCTCTTGTCCACCTTGATGGTAGTGAATATGCTATGATTAGTTTTTTAGGTTACAACATGCTTGAACCTTATACCCCTAACCATGCCACTAACAATCAAGCAAAGCACTACGATGAGCACTATGCATCCATGGTAGGCTTAGAACCTATTGAGCTGATGCAGCTTGTGTTGTCTTATGATGAGTTTATTGGCTTTCTCAAAGGTAACATCATCAAATACACCCTGCGAGCTGGCAAGAAGCAAGGGGAAGCTGCGGAAAAGGATGTAGCTAAGGCTAAACGCTATACCGAATGGCTCGTTAAACTTGGCTATAAGATGCCAATCAATCCAAAGGAGGACTAAAAAATTTGGTAAACATTAAATTCAAAAAACTTGACCCTAAAGCCACCCTCCCCCAAGCAATGACAGGTGGAGCTGCTGGTCTTGACTTGGTTTGTCTTAACCGCATTGCAGTGACACCACAACGCTGGTCTTCAAAGGCAGCTATTGTCCGTACAGGCTTGGCTATGGAACTGCCTAGTGGCTATTATGCTGAGGTTGTCTTGCGCTCCTCTACAGGCAGAGACACAAAACTCAGACTTGCTAATCAGGTCGGTATTGTCGATTCTGATTATCGTGGTGAAATCATGTTGTATGTGGAGAATTTAGGTGACCATCTTGAAATTATTGATGCTGGTCAGCGTATTGCACAACTGTTGATTCACAAGATTGAAGAGGTGGCGATTGAAGAAGTCACTGAGGAGCTGTCTGCGACTGAAAGAGGTCTTGAAAGTGGCAGTACCGGAAAAGGTACTAAACCTGCTGTGAAGACTAGAAGAGTTAAGGAGGTAACTAAGGATGCTTAAGTTTAAGGTTGGGGATAGAGTAAAATGCATTGCAGAGCATGATGGTAACCGGCATATTGTGGGACAAGAGGGCACTGTACGCTGGACTGGAGAGCCTCTCGGTATAGTTGCTGTAGAATTTGATAATGATGTACATGGACATTCTTTACAACAGCCTTATCGCTGTGCAGAGGGTCATGGATGGAATATTAATGCATACAAACTTGAACTTATCCATAAACCTAAATTTGACCATAATACTAAAATTATCATTTACACCAAGGGTAATAAAACTCTCGCAAAGGTCATTGTAGGTAAACGCACTGTGGAAACCGAGTGTGCGGTATGTTCCCATGAGGATGTCTTTTCTATCTTTACAGGTGCTCAAATTGCCCTTGCACGCCTTGCATACAAAAATGACGCTAAACCTGTGCTCTCAAAAGCAGCACTTGACAAAGCTTTAAAGAATTTTGAAATTATTGAATAATAAAGGAGAATAACAAACATGGCAAAAAATGATTTTGCACAAATCACAACCCCTGCTGGTGAAGCGGTGTACCCTAAGCTCCGCAGCACTGAAGTCTTTGATGGCGAGGATACCGGAAAGTATGTCTGCGGTATCAAATTGTCTAAAGAAGACACTGATAAGCTGATTCAACGTATCGAAAATGAATGGGAGATGGCTAAGAAGTCCCCCGACTTTGACGGCAAACGCTATGGTCGCAACTCTGCCCCTGCCCTTGGTTTCCATGAAGACAAAGATGGTGATATTGTTTTTAAGGCTAAGACCAACGCTGTTATCAAGACCAAAGCTGGTGATGTTATCGAAAAGACTATGGCTGTCTTTGATAAGAAGGGCAAACCTATGGATGAAGAGATGGAAGTAGGTAACGGCTCTACCATCCGTCTGTGTATGCTTCTGCGCCCCTTCTATGCCTCTGCTACTGTCTATGGTATCCAACTACTTCTGAAAGCAGTTCAGGTATTGAATTACGTCGCTCCTGCTGCTGGTGCGGTATCTGCAGATGATTGTGGCTTTGATGTAGAAGAAGAATTTGATGAGGATAAAGTACCCTTTGCTGATGAGGGTGCAGACTTTTAAAGCCTATGGCTATTAAATTCAACCGCAGAGGTGGCTTTTCCACTCTTAACAAACCATATCGTAGCGGTTTAGAAGACCGCTTAGCACAGCAGCTTGAAAATGCAGGTGTACCTAAGGTGTACGAAAAGTACTCTATCGCCTATGAGATTCCTGCAACAAAACATCATTATGCCCCTGACTTCATTCTGCCTAATGGTATCATCATAGAAGCCAAGGGTATCTTTGAAGCTGCTGACCGCAAGAAGCATCTGCTTATCAGACAACAATACCCAAATTTAGACATACGCTTTGTATTCTCCAACGCTAAGACAAGAATCGGTACAGGAGCTAAGACTACTGTGGCTGAATGGTGTGAGAAGCATGGTTTCCAATACGCCAGCCGTGAGATTCCCTCTCGGTGGTTTAAGGAAACCATGAAGGACACCAATGGTCTTGTCCTGCGTGGAAAAGGTGAGCGTATTGTCACTCTTTAAATTCAAAGAGCGCACTAAGACCACACAGATATGTGTTGTCTTAAGAAACCTAAAGGGTAAGTGCAAACGTGAGCTATTTAGGGAAGCTTACAGACAAGGTGAAGTTGACACAGGCTTTCACTTTATTGTCTTCAATAATGGTCTTTTTGAGACCGACAGAGAAATAAAGGCAGTTGCCGGATATAACCTGCCTGAATGTGAGACTTCTGTGTATGTCTTAGCTGATACGCTGGGACGCAAGAAAATATCCGATGCTCAGCAGTATGTGCTGAATGAGCTAAAGGCACAGTATGATGTGCCTATAAAATTTATTACTGACGAGGTGTAATTATGGAGACACATCAACCCTGCCCTGCTTGTGGCAGCCACGATGCCTTAACCATCTATGAAGATGGGCACAGTTATTGTTTCTCATGCAACACCTATTTTCGCAGCAGCAAGGAGGAGAAAAAATTGTCAAGTGGATTAAAGAAACAAGGTCTGATAGACCTACAGGACATGGTGGTCTCCCCCTTGCCTAAGCGGAAGCTGACAAAACAAACCTGTGCTAAATATGGCTACTTTACCTCTAAGGTACATGGTCAGCCTGTGCAGGTAGCTTGTTACTATGATGATGACAACAAACTGCTTGGTCAGAAAATCAGATATGCGGATAAGACCTTTGAAGCTAGAGGTTCTTTCAGTGAGCGGTTCTTTGGGCAACATCTGTTCCAAGGTGGTGGCAAGAAGCTGGTGATAACCGAGGGTGAGATTGATTGTCTTACAGTCTCTCAGGTACAAGGTAACAAATATCCTGTTGTGAGTATCCCTACAGGTGCTGCTAGTGCTGCTAAGGTCTTTAGAGCAAACTTTAATTGGTTGGAAAGCTTTGAAGAAGTCATTGTCATGTTTGACATGGATGGTGCCGGACGCAAAGCTGTGAAGGCTGTCAGCGGTATCCTGTCCCCTAACAAGCTTAAGATAGCATGGCTACCCTGCAAAGACCCTAATGAGTGTTTGCAAGAGGGCAAGAGCGACGCTGTTGTAAAAGCTGTTTGGGAAGCAAAGACATACACCCCTGCTGATATTATCAAAGGTGATGAACTGTGGGAGGTATTGTCTAAGCATGAAGAATCACTGAATTACCCTCTACCTTGGGATATTCCCCTACAGAACATGACTGATGGTCTACGTAAAGGTGAGCTTGTTGTTATCACAGCAGGCACAGGTATAGGCAAAACTACGTTCGTCAGACAACTAGCCTACCATCTTGGTACTGAGTGCTATTGTAAAGTAGGTATGCTGATGCTGGAAGAAAATGTTAAGCACACCGCCAATGGTCTTGTATGTCTTAAGTTAGGCAAACCTGCCCATAGACCTATCATTGACAGTGAATACAAGAAAGCCTTTGAAGACATCATGGATAATTTTGTCTTCTACAGTCACTTTGGCTCTATTGAGTGTGAAGCCCTTTTGCAAACCATCCGTTACATGGTAACAGGTGAGCAGGTGGATTTTGTTGTCTTAGACCACATCTCCATTGCTATTAGTGGTCTTGACATCGAAAATGAGCGTAAGGCTACCGATGTACTTATGACGAAACTACGTTCGCTTGTAGAGGAAACAGGTGTAGGCATGTTGGTTGTCTCTCACCTGCGCAGAACTGATGGCACTCCTGCTGAAGAAGGTGGCGCACTTTCCCTCTCCCACCTGCGTGGTTCACAGGCTATCTCACAGCTTTCTGATGCTGTGTGGGGTCTAGAAAGAAACCAACAGGATGAAGGGGTGAAGAAGAACCTTGTACGTGTAAGGGTGCTTAAGAACAGATATAGTGGTGATACAGGTATCGCCGGATACCTTGCATATGACAAGGAGCATAATACTTTAAACGCTGTAAAGGACTTATCAGAGTACGAAGCACCTGTGTGGCGTCCTTTTGATACTGATGAAACAGAGAAAGGAGATTTTTAGATGTTTGAAATCTTAGAAAAGCTTATTGATTGGTGTACTTCCCTGCTGTCTTGGTTGTCTCGTAAGCAGGTTGAAGCTGCTAAGGCTCGCATTAAGAACTGCAAGCTAATGATTCATAATGCCAATGCAGCTAAGATGGTATACCTGCAAAAGCATGAAAAGACAATCAATGCTCTTGAAAATGAGCGTGAGCGTATGGAATACTTCCTGTCGCAAGATACTGTGGAGCTGTAATTATGCTGTACAATACTAATTGCTTTAATATATTTAAGAAGCTAAAAGATAAGAGTGTAGATTTAGTTGTCACTGATATACCCTATGGCGAAGTAAACAGGACAAGCAATGACTTACGCAAGTTGGATAAAGGTGCTGCCGATGTTGTAACCTTTGATTTGGATGCTTTTGTTACTGAGTGTGTAAGAGTATGCAAGGGTTCTATCTACATCTTCTGTGGTATAGGGCAAGTTAGCACCATCCGTGCAAAATTAGTGCAGCTAAAGCTTTCCACTCGTCTTTGCATATGGGAAAAGACAAACCCAAGTCCTATGAATGGTGATAAATTATGGTTAAGTGGTATTGAATGTTGTGTCTATGGTAAATTCCCTAAAGCCACTTTTAATCAACATTGTAAAAACAGTGTTTTTCGTTTCCCTTGTGGACGTAATAAAATTCACCCGACACAGAAACCCTTACCCTTAATTTCCTATCTGATTGAGAGTAGTAGCAATGAGGGGGATACTGTCTTTGACCCTTGTATGGGAAGTGGTACAACAGGTGAAGCTTGTTTAAAACTTAATCGTAAATTTATTGGTTGTGAGTTAAACACTACATATTATCTTGCTGCTAAGGAGCGGATAGAAAATGCTCTACTTTGATATTGAAACTGATGGTCTGCTGGACAATGTCACTAAGGGGCATTGTCTAGTAATCATCGACGAACAGAACAACATCTCAGCTTACAGACCTGATGATTTTAAAAAAGGAGCTATGCGCTTAATTGCTGCTCTGAGGGATGGAGAGTGCATCTGCGGGCATAACATCATCAACTATGACTGTGCTGTGTTAGCTAAACTCTATCCTGAGTTCCGCATAAAGCGAGAATGGAGACCACAAGTCTTAGATACCCTTGTACTTGCACGTCTTATCTGTGGCAATGTAGAAGACACTGACCATGCTAGAGTACGTAATGGTACACTCCCTGCTAAGCTTCTTGGTAGGCAGTCTTTAAAGGCATGGGGTTATCGCCTTGGGGAACTTAAAGGTACGTATGGTGAGCAAGAGGATGCATGGGATTCTTTCAGTGAGGAAATGCTCTCCTATTGTGTGCAGGATGTCACTGTCACCAAGAAGCTCTATACATACCTCATGAAGATTGGTGCTCCTGCTAAAGCTATAGAGCTAGAGCATCAAGCACAATGGCTGATGTCTAAGCAGGAGCGAAATGGTTTTGTCTTTGACTTAGAAAAGGCAGAAAAGCTAAGGGAAACCTTAGAATTGCGCTATGCTGTGTTGTCTTCTCAGCTCGTGGCGATTGTGCCACAGATACCTGATAAGGTCTTTGTGCCTAAAAGAGACAACAAACGTTTAGGCTATAAGAAGGGTGTTCCCATTCAAAGATATAAGGACTTCAACCCCAGCAGCAGACAGCAAGTGGCGTGGGTGCTGGAGCATCAATTCAACTACTTGCCGGAAAATGAAGACTGCTATGAGGATGAACGCCTGAAGATTGATGGTGATACCTTTAAGTTTATTAAGGGTGACGAAAATGCCCCCCAAGAACTAAGAGACTTAGCTGCTGTCTTTGAGGAATATCTTATGGTGGCTAAGCGGTTAGGGCAGCTTGCCACAGGTAACCAAGCGTGGCTGAAGCATGTAAAGGCTGATGGTAGAATCCATGGCAGCGTAAATCCTTGTGGTACAGTAACAGGGCGTGCTACCCATGCGAACCCTAATGTTGCCCAAGTCCCCCACGTAGGCAGTCCCTATGGACAAGAGTGCCGGGAGCTGTTTAGAGCACCTGAAGGTTGGTTTGAGGTAGGTGTAGATGCCTGTGGTTTGGAGCTTAGGTGTCTTGCACACTATCTTTATCCCTATGATAAAGGTGCTTATGCCCATGTTATCTTGAATGGTGATATTCATACACTGAATCAACAGGCTGCTGGGTTACCCACGAGAAACGCAGCAAAGACATTCATCTATGCCTTCCTGTATGGGGCAGGTGATAAAGCTATTGGTAAACAGCTTGGTGGTGACGAAAAGGTTGGTAAGCAGGTAAAGAATAAATTCCTGAAGGCTACCCCTGCTATCAAGATGCTGCGTGAAGCTGTCAAGAATACACTCGTGGTTGAGTACCACGGAAAAATTAAAGAATGGAAACGTAAGTATTTAAGAGGGCTGGATGGCAGACATCTCCATGTGAGAAGTCTACATTCAGCTCTCAATTTACTTTTACAGTCCTGTGGTGCATTGATATGTAAAAAATGGATATGCCTATGGGAAGAAAATATGATTAAAGCTGGCTATGACCATGGAAAAGATTTTCAATTCATGGCATGGGTGCATGATGAGGGACAGGTAGCTTGCAGAACTGAAGCTATAGCTGAAGAAGCTGTGAGAATTGCCCAAGAATCTATGAGACAAACACAAGAATATTATGGAATCAGATGCCAATTAGATACCGAGGGAAAGATTGGTAGGAATTGGTATGACTGCCACTGACAGGAGGTTATTGTTATAAAGATATTAGTTGCGTGTGAAGAAAGTCAGCGTGTAACCATTGAGTTACGTAAGTTAGGGCATGAAGCCTATAGTTGTGACATCATCCCTTGTAGTGGGGGCATCCTGAATGGCACTTGCAGCAGGATGTTATTCCATTGTTGAAAGAGAAGTGGGATATGATTATTGCTTTTCCACCTTGTACATATATGACAAATGCGGGTGCATGTAGAATGTATCCGAAAAAGGGAGTTATTAATAAAGAACGCCTAGCACTAGCACTTGAAGCTAAGGCGTTCTTTTTGTCTCTTTTAAATGCAGATTGTCCTAAGATTGCTTTAGAGAATCCACGTCCATTAAGAGTAGTGGGGTTACCTAAAGAATCCCAACGTATTCAACCATGGATGTTTGGCGAGCCTTATACAAAGTTAACCTATCTTTGGTTGAAAGGCTTATCCCCTTTGAAGCCTACTAATATTGTTAAAGAGAATATACAGCCTTTTGTCAATGCAGGTAGTAAAGATGCTAATGGGAATTATCAAAAAAAGAAAGGAACTAAGCATACTGCTATTGAGCGCAGTAAGACCTTTGAAGGTATTGCTAGAGCTATGGCAGAGCAATGGGCAGGAAAAAATGTTTAACATCCCTACTCTACTCTTAGTAATCTGCACCGCCTACACCCCTGCCTTTGACGAATGTGGCAAGACAGATGGCATCACCGCCAGCGGACACCCTGCTATCCAAGGGGTGACTGTGGCGTGTGATGGCTTGCCATTAGGTACTGAAGTTGTCATAGATGGGCACAGCTACATCGTTCAGGACAGGTTTGGTGGTGGACATGGTAAGACAAAAATTGATATTTTTATGAACACTAAAGCAGAAGCATTTAGGTTCGGAAGACAAACAAAAATTGTGGAGGTAAAGCCTTATGTCGAAACAAAAGCAACCTTTTGTACCAAAGATTGGTCAGAAGGTCTATATCAAACGTCAGAACTCCTTAGGAGAGACTATCTATTTTGAAGGTGTAGTAAATCGTATCCGTGTGGAAGTTAAGTGTAAGCAAGGCAGCTTCATGACTGTTGCTTCCCCACACACCTTAGAGACCAAAGCAAAAGGTATCGGGGTTGGAGGTGACCTGTTCTAATGCCTACTGTTGACCTTATTTCTATGACACCTAACTACATGGCACTCTTAGAGTGTGCCTGTAAACAACCCTATGGTAAAGATGTTACTGCAAAGTCTATCAAGAAGATTATTGAGAGCGGACATCTTAGTGTCTTGGAGCACTGCTATGCTTCCTTTTTGGTGACCTGTTCTGTGCGTGTCTTAGGGCAACTCACAAGACACCGCCACCTCAGCTTCACCTGTAAGTCTGCTAGAGGTAGTAGATTCGATACTCTTGTAAATCCATACACTCTTGAAAGTGTGCCTTTGGGTGACTTTAACGTAGGACGTACATATAACTCCGCTTTGAATGACAATGACACCAAAGAGGAGCAGGCTGCCTATTTTCTGCCCCAAGGTGTTGAGACATCCTTGGTAGTGACAGGCAACTTTAGAGCATGGTATGAATACTTGCCTAAGCGTTTGTGCAAGAGAGCTATGCCTGAGCATAGAAAGTTAGCTGAAATGATTCAAGAGCGTTTAGCTGATGCTGCCCCTGAAATCTTTGACAGAAACTTTATGAACTGCAAGAACTGCACTGAAAGGAGTTGTGATTTTAAGTGAAGTGGAGTGCTATCGCTATTTATGTCCTCTTGGTTATCCTGTTTTGCATTGTTTTCTATGGTCTGATTATTGGTGGTATTCTTGGTTTTCTCCACCTGTTGATGGGGGTATTTAATCTTGGCTTCTAAAATTTTACGCATGTACTTTGATGCTGACATGATTGTCTTCCGCACATGTGCAGCAGCAGAGCAGGAAATTAATTGGTATGGTGACCTGTGGACATTACATTCTGACTTAGCAGAAGTAAAAGATGCTATTGACACAATGATTATCAGCATCACTGATAAAGTCCTGCGTCACATGAAGCACGAGGGAGCTTATAACATTACCATGTGCTTCTCCAGCTACCCTTACTTTCGCTCTAAAGTCTATCCTCCCTATAAGCTCAATCGTGTGGCTAAGAGAAAACCTCTTGCCTACCATTCTGCTGTTGAGTGGGTGAAGAAAAACTATAATGTGTTGTCTATCCCAAGTCTTGAAGCTGATGATATTTTAGGTATCTATGGAACAATACCCTCTACATCTGCTGTTATTATCAGCGGTGATAAGGATATGCGGTCTATCCCCTGCCCTTTTTACAACTTCATTCAGGATACATTCCATAAGACAACACAAGCAGAAGCTGATTATCAATTCTTATATCAGACACTTGTCGGTGATGTTACCGATAACTACAAAGGTTGTCCTAAGATTGGCGAGGTTGGTGCAAAGAGAATCCTAGACAAGGACTGCTCATGGGATGCCGTGGTGGCTGCCTATGAGAAAGCAGGTTTGTCTGAGGAAGAAGCACTGACACAGGCGAGGGTTGCTCGTATTCTCAGATATGAGGATGTCGGTAAAGACTTTAAGCCTATCCTTTGGACACCCAAAGGGTCACAAAAGAGACAATAAAGTAAAGGGGCATATAAGCGACAATGAATAGTAAAGGCATTAGCCTTTGTAATGACGTGTATTTTCGGATGCACGCCTGAGTTTCAAATAAAGTAAAGGTATATAAGTGACAATGAATATTAATATTGTATCTAAAGGGGATGATGGAGAAAAACTACCATATGTAAACCCTGTAATTTATGAACATTTAGAGAAAGCCTACAGTCTTGGTAGCCTTATGACACACAATGCCAAAAACAATGACGAGTTAATTGGATATATTAGGGGCGTTATGGATGTGCTAGGGCATATCAAGGCTATGGCTAATTTGAATGACGAGGAGTGATAAGATGTGCTGGAAGATTAAGACACCCAGCGTAAATACTGATGTATCTGCATCCTCCTTAGTACCGGAAACCAATGCAAAAGACCCTGATAGTCCTGAGTATGGTGGTACTACTGATACCTTTAACAAGAAAAAAGGTAGACAACAACTGACGATTGCACGTAATGGTGTATATAATCCCACGCAGTTGTAGGAAGGAGGAAAGATGTGTAGTAGAAAACCAAAAGTAGAACAAGCTGCTCCTGCTGCTGCCCCTGTTGCAGCACCCTTGAAGATTGATAATGTGGCTGAGGATGCCAAAAAGGAAAATCCGAACGCTAAGACCAAGGGTAAAAAGAAGCTCACCATCACTCAGATTGGTAGTGGTACAGGGGTGAATCTTTAATGGCAGAGACAGCAAAAGCTTTATATGAGCGATTAGCTATTGAGAGAGAGGTGTATATTGACAGAGCTGAGGATTGTGCGAAATATACAATCCCTTTTTTATTCCCTAAAAAAGAAGCTAATGGTACTACTAAATACCCTACGCCCTATCAAGCGGTAGGCGCAAGAGGTGTCAATAACCTGACGTCAAAGCTGGTATTAGCTCTGTTCCCCCCAAACACACCTTTCTTCAGACAGGACATCCGAGATGATGTCCTCAAATATTATGAGAGCAAACCCGAAGACAAACAAGAGATAGAGCAAGCATTAGTACAAAGAGAACAAACGGCTCAGAAATACTTTGAATCTTCGCAGATGCGTGTCTCCATGGAGGTGTGTTTGAAACAGCTTATTATAGCTGGCAATGCTTTACTGTTCTTCCCTCCTAAAGAGGGGGGCATTAAAGTCTATAAGCTGAATAGTTATGTAGTACAAAGAGACTTTGTGGGACACCCTATTCAGATGATTACCTGTGACAAACTTGCTATCAATACCCTGCCCTATGAAGTCTTAGGGCAACTAGATATTGATTTGTCTACCAAACGTGGTGATGAATTGGTTGAGGTCTATACACATATCACCTATTCATCCAAAGACAACAGATATTATAGTTACCAAGAGATTGAGGGTAAACAGATTGCTGGCTATGAGCAGTCTTTCCCTGCTGATGTTTGTCCTTGGATTCCTGTCCGTCTCTTTAAGATGGATGGTGAACATTATAGTCGCTCATATGTTGAGGAATATATTGGTGACTTAAAGACCCTTGAAGGTCTCTCTAAAGCCATTGCAGAGATGTCTGCTATTGCTGCTTCTGTAATCTACCTTGTGCGCCCTAATGGCGTGACACAACCTAGCAAGATTATGAAGACAAAAAATGGTGGCTTTGTAACAGGTAACAAGGAAGATGTTACTTGCCTGTCGCTGGACAAGACACAAGATATGCAGATTGCTAAGATGACTGCTGATGCTATTGAAAGCAGGTTGTCTTATGCCTTCATGTTAAATTCCGCTGTCCAGCGTAGTGGTGAGCGTGTGACGGCTGAGGAAATCCGCTATGTGGCTAATGAGTTGGAAGATACCCTTGGTGGTATTTATTCTATCCTGTCACAAGAATTGCAGCTCCCCTTAGCTAATACACTTTTAAATATCCTTTCCAAAAAAGGTGAAATTGCTGATGTCCCTAAAGATATTGTGTCTCTTGCCGTAACTACCGGCATGGAAGCTATTGGACGTGGACATGACCAACAGAAGCTTACTGTCTTTATACAAGGCATTGCTCAGATTCCTGATGCAGCATCTGTTGTGAATTGGGAAGGCGTTGCTCGTGCTTGGGCAAATAGCTGTAATCTTGATACCACAGGTCTGATTAAGTCTGCGGAACAGATTCAGCAGGAACAACAACAAGCACAAATGATGGCAATGGCACAGGCTGCTATACCTAACGCAACCAAAGGTGCTATGGATGCCATGAATCAGCAGACACAGGGAGGTAGTGAAGATAATGGCTGATACTGAAAATCAAAACACACAGGTCAATGAAGAACCCAAGGAAACACAGGTAGATATTACTGATACTACTATTGTTTCTAATGGTGAAGTTATTGATACTGATAACACTGAAGGTGGCAAAGCTGAAGAAGAAGAAACCACCACTGATGAAAAAGACACCAAAGAAGAAGACAAACCTGCTGAGGAGCAGGAAGAGTACCAAAAAGCTAAAGGTGAGATTGCATCTGCCAAGACTGAACTCGAAGGTAAGGGTATCGACTATGCTGCCTTAGAAGCTGAATATAATGAGAAAGGCGAGTTGTCTAAAGATAGCTATAAGCTGTTGGAAGAAAAAGGCTACCCTAAAGCTCTTGTAGAAGCAGCTCTCGCAGGTTGGCAAGCTAAGGCTGATGCTTTTGCTAACAAGATTATTGAGGATGCAGGTGGTATCAATGAATACAAACGTATCCAAAAATTTGTACAGTCACAAGGTGCAGGAGCAGTCAATGCTTTCAATGCCATTGTAAACAAAGATGATTTGTCTGTTGTGTCTGCTTACATTGCAGGTGTAAAGGCACAGATGGTAGCGCAGCATGGTACTACTAACCCTACTTTAGGTGGTAGTGGTAACGTGGGTAAATCTAAAGGCTATACTGATGCTAATGAGATGATTAAGGCTATGAGTGACCCACGCTATGGTAAAGACCCTAACTACATGCAGGAAGTAGAGCGTAAAGTCGCTGCTTCTAAATTCTTTGGTTAAGACACAAACGTCAATCCCCTCCCATAAGCGGAGGGTTATTTTTTTTTTATTCAAAATTATTAAAGGAGTGATTTAATGGCTGATATGATTATTGCCAACCCCGGTCTTGCACAATCTGATAAAGGTAAAGACCGCTTAGGTTTATTTCTGAAAATGTTTACCGGTGAAGTTCTCACCGCTTTCTCTCAATCCACTATTACAGGTGGTCGCTTCTCTGAGCGCACTATTGAACATGGTAAATCTGCTATCTTCCCGATTGTAGGTCGAGCAAAAGCTAAATACCTGAAAGCAGGTAAGAATTTGGATGACCTGCGTACCCCTATTGAACACAATGAGCGTACTATTGTGCTGGATGGTCTGCTGACCTCTGACTGCATGATTTTTGACCTTGACGAAGCTATGAACCACTTTGAGCTGCGTTCTAAATATTCCAAGGAAATGGGTGAAGCATTGGCTGTTGCTCAGGACTGTGCTATCTTGGCTGAAGTAGCTAAGATGATTGTAGAAGACAAAGAGAACCTGCCTACCAATGCTACTACTGGTGTCAAAGGCACTGGCAAGGGTCTGATTGTTACCGAGACTGTGGCAACCGCTGACTATGGCGAAACTGAAGCTATGGGTGTAGCTATCTTTAAGGAACTGCTGAAAATCAAGACCAAAATGTCTGAGAATAATGTTCCGCTGGCAGGTCGCAACTGCTACATCAAACCGATGGCACTCAACGCACTTATCGCCAACAAGGACATCATCAATAAACTGTATGGTGCTTCTATGACCATTGAGGGTAACAACCCTCCGAAACTGATTGGTTTCGATTTGATTGAAGCTCCTCTGCTGACTGAGGGTGGCGTAGATAATGAGAATGTTATGCAGGGTGATGGTCACGTGTTCCCTACTACCTACAAAGACACCTGCCAATTCATTGTGGCACATCCGTCTTCTGCTGGTATCCTGACCCTCAAAGGTCTTGGCATGGAACATGCTCGCCGTCCTGAATATCAGGCAGACCAAATTATTGCTAAATATGCAAAAGGTTTTGGTGGTCTGCGTCCTGAAGCTGCCTTCATGGGTGTTGTAACTCAGGCGTAATTTTAAATTACTAACCCTAGGGGGATGGCGTATGCTGTCCCCTATTTTTTCTAAAAATGAAAGGAGATACCAATGCAACTAACAGCATTAACTGAACTTGATGCAGTCAATAGTATCATTGGTACTATTGGTGAAGCTCCTATTAACAGTCTTGAAGAACTGACAGATGTGGATGCTATCAATGCCCTTCGTATCCTGCGGAATATCAGCAGACAAGAGCAGTCCCGAGGATGGACTTTTAATAAAACACCCCACTTCACACTTAACCCTGATGTAGACACAAAGAAGATACCATGGAACAGTAACTACTTGTATCTTAAGGATAACCATGGTGTAAAGCTTGTCAGACAAGGTGACTATGTAAAAGACCTGTTCAAAGACACCCTGATATTTGAGCACCCTTTGGATGTAGAGATGGTGCTTTATCTTGACTTTGAAAACTTACCGGAGCAGATGAGAAACTATATCTTAGCTAAGGCATGTTTTGTCTTCCAAAGCTCCTATTTTGGTGATGATAGTCTGACCAAGATTACCCAGCAGGAGATTGCTGAAGCATGGCAGCATCTGATGGAATTTGAGGTAGACAATAATAACTTTTCTATGCTGGAGCATACCTATGTTCATAAGCTGAGATTGAGGTGAGATTATGGGATTGATTAACCAAGACATAAAAAACCTTGTTAGTGGTGTGTCTCAGCAACCCCCTATCCTCAGACACCCTGAACAGCTAGAGGAACAGTTGAATGGTTATTCTAGTGAAGCAGGTGGCTTACAGAAGCGTCCCCCTACTATCTTTGAAGCTAATTTAGGTAAGAGAGGAAATGCTATCAATAAACCTTTGATACATTTCATAGATAGAGATACTGATGAAAAGTATATTGTTATCTTCACAGGTGCAGGTGTTGATGTCTTTGACTTACAGGGTAATAAGAAGACTGTGAATATAAACGAAGATGCTTCGTATCTTTATACACAAAGTCCCCGAAGTAATATTAAAGCTATTACTATTGCAGATTACACCTTTATAGCTAATACAATGCAGAAGACCAAAATGACTGATGTTATTGAAGATAAGTCATGGGATACACAAGGTCTACTAGTTAACATTAAGAGTGGTCAATATGGCAGAACCTATAAGATTGTCATTAATGGTGAAACTGTTTCAAGCTATGAAACCCCTGATGGTAGTGATAAATCTCATACTAAGCTTATAGCTACTGATTACATTGCTGAGAAGTTAGCTACTGCTCTAAAAGAAGCAGGTTATGTGGTAGCTACAGGTTCTTCATGGTTATACATTCAAAAGAGTGCATATAAAACAGCTACAGGTGAAGAGATATTGTTGTCTCCCTCCACCTCTCCTAAGCAGCAAGAGGATAGATTTAAAGGCTTGTCTTTTATAGGGCATTATCATAGTTGGAGAGCTTTCCCCACTACAATTACAAGAAATGTAGATACTATCACCTTAAAATTCCCTACAGAAGAAAATATACGTGCTAATGCTCATGATTCTTTTGCATCTGATTATGCTGCTTATCAAAAGATGATGGAAGAGGTGAACAGATGTAAGGAAGACAAATGGGCAGTTACACATGAAGTTATTACACAAGGAGCACAAGGTTTAGATATGACAGGTACAATGAATGTCTACACCTTTACTTATACTACTTCTACAGAAGTGCCTTCAGGTAATAAGGCTTACTCCCTTATCACTTCTGCTGAAGTCTTTGATGGTTATAACAATCAGGCTGCCTTTGGTATCCTTAAGTCTGTGCAGAAGTTCACAAACCTTCCTGCTACTGCCCCTGATGGCTACCTTGTAAAGATTGTAGGTGAAGAAGGTAGCAGCACTGATGATTACTATGTAAAGTACAGTGCAGAAGAAAAGGTGTGGAAAGAGTGTGCTAGACCTAACATGAAGAATCACTTTGATACCTCTACTCTCCCTCATGTTCTTGTACGTGAAGCTGATGGTACTTTTACCTTCCGTAAAGCAGAATGGGAATCTAGGGATATTGGTGATGAAGACAGCAACCCTCTCCCCTCTTTCATAGGGCAGACAATAAATGATGTCTTCTATCATCGTAACCGCTTAGGCTTCTTAAGTGGCGAGAATGTTATCCTCACTAGAAGTGCTAACTTCTTCAATTTTTGGATGACAAGTGCCACCAAGGTACAGGATACAGACCCTATCGACTTAGCGGTCTCTGATAATACCATTAGTACCCTCTACAATGCCGTCACTTTTGATACAGACCTTATTCTGTTCAGCCGTGAGGCACAATTCATGCTCTCTGCTGATGGTATCTTGACACCTACGAGCGCTAATCTGTCCCCGGCTGTTACCCATTACGAAGCTAGTCTTAAAGCTAAGCCTGTCAATGCAGGTCGCAATGTCTACTTTGTGGCTGAAAGAGCTAAATATACCACTGTGCGTGAGTTCTTCACGGCAGCCGACAACACAGATGCTAAGGATGTTCAAGATATAACATCTCATGTTCCTAACTATATTCCTAATGGTGTCTATAAAATCATTCCCTCTACTGTTGAGAATGTCATGCTCTATCTTACCGAAGGTGACGAGACAGCGATTTATGTCTATAAGTACCTCTTCATTGATAGTCAGCGTGTACAGGCAGCATGGTCTAAATGGGACGTGCAAGGTGTTGTCTATGGTGGTCAGTTTATTGACAGCTATCTCTATCTGATAGTAGAGCGCAATGGTTGCTACTGTTTGGAGAAAATCTCCTTCACCCTTAATACTACTGATTTTGATGGTGAAGCTTATCGTACCCTGCTGGATTGCAAGCATACCTATCGGATTCCTGCTGATTGCTACGATTCCCTTAACGATGAAACTACAGTGAGTGTAAGTGACATCTTTGGCAATATATATGAGCAGGATAGACAATATAGTGCAGTAGCTTCTGATGGTACGTATGCTAAGGCTAAAGAAGGTAAGCTGGTATTTATAGGTGACTATTCAAACAAAATGCTTACTGTAGGTATCAACTATAACTTTAAAATAGTTATGTCTACCATCATGGTTAAGCAGTCTGATAATGGTAATACTCAGGCTCTCATTGAGGGTAGATTACAACTACGGCAGATGTGGTTTAACTATGCTGATAGTGGTTACTTCAAAGTGACTGTAGATATTAAAGACAAACAAGCCTATGTCTATGAATATACCTCTAGGCTCTTAGGTACTCGTTTTAATATCTTAGGTGCAATGCCTTTTACCACAGGCTCTTTTAAGTTCCCTGTCCAAGCCAAGAATGAGAATGTAAACATTTGTTTGGAAGCAGACACTCCACTTCCTGTATCTCTTGTAGGTGCTGGTTGGATTGGCAACTACCAAAGGAGGACAAGACTATTTTAAAAGTATCTAACTTAAACATTGTTCAGCTTTGTGACTTTAGAGAAAATATGCGTGATGAAGACAGGCTAGAATGGTATTATGCTTCAGGTACATCCTTTGGTCTCACTGAGGTACAGGAGCTATTCAATGCTTTATGTCTTTATGATGATGAGACACACAAGGTATATGCCATTGGTGGTCTAGAAGATTCTTCCTTAATATGGGTTGTCTGCACTAAAGAGGTAGATGTGCACCCTATTAAGTTCCTACGCTTCTGCAAGCCTTTCTTTAAGCAATGGGTGTCAACACGCTCTGCTGTTTATAATTATGTATGGCTCAAAAATGAGCGACATGTACAATGGCTTAAATGGTTGGGAGCTGAGTTTAGTGATTATAAATATATCAATGGCGAGCCTTTTCAGAAATTTACATTATATAAGGTAAAGGAGTGATGTCTTATGTGCAGTCCTATGGTGGCTGCTGGTATCAGTACAGGCTTGCAAGTAGCAGGTGACTACATGGGACAACGTGCGCAAGCTAAGGCAGCACAGGCTACCATGAACGCACAGGCTAAGGCAGCTATTACTGAAATGAATTGGAATATCATGGACTTAGAACAGCAACGTACAGATGCTTTTGACCAGGCTGTTGTAGGGATTAGCAACACTAGGTTAAACTCTATGCAGCTCAATAGTGGTGTAAAGGCTGCTGTAAATGAGACCATGAGCGGACGTACAGCTAACCTCATTGTACGTGCTGCAGAAGGTGATACCGCTCGTGCAGTGTCCTCTATTCAAGACAACTATCAACGTAAATCTAATGAGGTTGACCTGAATCGTGAGCGACAGGTAAAATCTACTCACGAATTTTTAGAGAACCTTAATGCTTCTGCACCTAAGATGCCCAGCAGATTCACTAACTTTTTGTCTTCTGCTGCCACAGGTTTGAATAATTATACACAAGCTAAGAATATTATGAATCAGCAGAAGATTACAGGTGGCATTGGAAAGACAGCCAAGACTGCTACTAAGACATGGGTGGGCAACGCTCCACGTAGTGTCCATGAGAAGCTAGGTATTGGCAATGGTATTTATAGGAGGTAAGAAGATTGAGTAAAGAAGTACAGGCAGCGGTAGGTACTCAACGGCAGTTTGCAAAACAACCGGAGATGCCCTATGCGCTGTCCTTAAATAAATTCAATGCATCTGCTGGTATCTCCCAGCGTACAGATTTAGATGCACAACGCTTAGCATCATCTTTAGGTCTCCTTGGTAAGAATATCATGGAGGAGCGTATTGCGGATGAGAAGCGTACCCAAGACCAAGCAGTATTGGTCAATGCAGACAAACTCCTTGCAGGTAAGACACAAGAAGACCTGAAGAAGTTTGACCGCATGGCAGCTTTGCAGAACTCTAGTGATGAATTTGACTTGACAGATAACCGCTATGCTATGGCTGTTCTTGAAAAAGGTATTGGTAAAATGGCGAGCCAATATGCCAAAGAGCAATGGATGAATGACCCTGCATCTGAAAAGCCTAAGAGTGTCTCTGAAGCTGTTAGTCTTTTCAATAAGTATCTGCAGGAGAACAGAGCTAACTTTAGTGATGATGGTATCTCTAATAAAGTAGCCTTTGACCAAGGCTATTATGAGGGTGCTGTTCAAGACACAATAAAAATAGCGAATGAAGCTGACAAGAGAATCAATGATGATAAGCGTCAGAAGATGGTCATGTTAGGTTCTAGTGAGCTTCAAGACCTTGTGTATAGTGGAGCTAAAGGTGAAGACTTCCTCACTCGTGGCAGTGAAGCATTGCGCAAAGTGCAGTTAGGTACTAGGGATAGAGATGGGTTCATTAAAGCTGTTGCCCCTCTTGCTCAGATGATTGCTGACCAAGATTTTGATACGGCAAGATTGGATGCCTTAGGTGACTATCAGTACGAAGATGGTTTGTCTTTAAAGCAGATGGTAAACCTCTACCCTTCCTATACAAAGATTGCAGATAACTTTAATCTAAGGGTTACCGATGATATTGTGTCTAAATGCACACGTCCTGATGGTACTATTGACCTCTCAAAGGCTGAAGCATTGTTGGCTAAGTTACCTGCGGAAACTACAAATGCTGATGGTATTCCTGAAGCTACCCTGCCTATCTCACAAGGAGACAACCCCGACTTAACAGACCTGTCACCTACTATGAAAAGTGTGTTGCCTATGGTTGGTGGTGCTATCTATCAGCTAGGCTTTAAGGATGCACAGATTACTAGTGGTTACCGCACAGCAGAGCATAATGCATCTGTGGGTGGTGTACCAAACTCAGAACATACTAAAGGTAATGCTGTGGATATTTACTTAGGTGACAATGTGGATGAAGCACAGGCTAATAAAGCATTGTCTTATTTTAAGCAGTATTTTGGTGAGGTCTTATTCCATGATGCTGGCACAGGCAGACATCTGCATCTTGCGGATTACCATGGTGGTATGAAAGCTGCTAATCCTAAAGAGCAATCTGCTGCTGCCTATAATCCCCAGCGTGTCAATAAGATACGTCAGGCTATATATGCTAAACAGGCACAGGCTCAACGTGTTAAGGCTCAACGAGATGCAGATGAAAGAGACAGAATCAATATGGCTCTTTTACAAACCACTGACCCAAGTGAGCAGATGCAGATTATCAATAACTCTAATTTACCGGAGACAACTAAGGCTACTATGATTCGTACTATCACACGCCAAGCACAACAGTCAGCTAAAGGCTATGGTAATGATGCGGAAGCTAAACATTTTTGGGCATATGAAAATGGTTATCAATATATTAAAGATACTCAGACATACGCTGAATGGTATAAAGCTTATCAAGACCCTAATGTTGATGGAAAGTCTAAAGAATATCAGGCTTTGCAAAAGAGAGCCAATAGAGCCACAGCAAGACTTAATGACTTGTTAGAGTTTAAAAGAAAACGTGGGTATATCCCTAGTGAGCCGGAGACAACACAGACTAGTTATGGAAAGAGACCTGATGATGACGTGCCTGTGTTTTCCCAAAAAGACAAGGATATTGCTGAGATGAAGATATGGGCAAATAGTAACCCTAAAAATTCTGCTGGCATACCTTTAGATGAAGACCAAATCCGTGATGCTATTGATAAGTTTGCTATACGTAATGGTCTTGATGTGAATGATATTGAGGAGGAGGTCTTTGGTTCATAATGAGCATTATTGATGATTTAAATAAACTTGGTGATGAATCATATGGCGATTTACAAGCCAAAGGACAAGAACAGCTCCAAAAGGTACAGCACCAAGGCTATAATCCTTTTGATGATTTTGGTGAAGCGGTTACCGAATGGATTGCAGACATAAATAAATCGGGTCAGAAGCTTGCTGTGGCTGCTGGTGAAGCCTATAAAACAGGTAATTTTGATACTATTGATGATATGGCTTTACCGGACGTTGATGCATCTTCTCCCTCTCCTGCACAAGAAAAGGTTGCTCAAGCCTTGCAGGATGCTGTGGATGATGCTCGCTATACTGCTACCAAAGACCCCCTTACTCTCATAGGTGATGTGGCAGGTGCTGCTAACCCTTGGATTCCTTTGGCTGTTCAAGTACCTATTATGGTACATGAGATGCAGAAGGCACAGGAGATTGAAAATGCCCCTGAGATGTCTGACCAAGCCAAAGCATCTCTGCTCCCTATGTTGGCAGGTACTGTGGCAGCTTCTGTGACACATGGCGTGGGTGGTCTTTTATCTAAGGCTGCCCCTAAGGTCTCTAAGGTTATGACTACACCTTTTGTTGGTAGTGGTATCGCAGCAGGTACAGTACTTGCTATGGATGAAAATGTACGTAAGTATGCAGAAGAGCACCCTGCTCGTTTTGCTGTCAGTCAGTTTCTGACAGATGCTGCTATTGGTACTAAAAAGCTTGTCAAAGCCGATTGGTCTGCTAAGACAACCCCTATCACGGATGCAGAGGTTGTGTCTGAAAAGACAAACCCTGCTACTGAGCCTGTGGCTGATAAGACTAAAGTTGATGAGACAAACAAAAAGTTAGGTTCTCCTACTAAAGAGAAGAATAAAAGGAAACGTAAGCATCGTAAGCAGCATCGTGAGAATGTATGGGATGTTGATACTGACTATGAGGAGATGGTTACACCTGCTCAGGTTACGAAACGTGAACCTAAGACAACCGCTGAAAAAGCTTATCCGGAACAGATGCCCGAACAGCAGATGCAACAGGATGCTATTGCTAATCAGTTAGCTACAGACCACATCGAAGCTAGGCAGACCCCTGAAATTATGCAGGGTGCATTTGGTGATAAGCTGGAATATAGTAAAGATAATCTTTATCCTCATCCTGTGAGTGCAGAAGATATATGGGAAACTGCAAAAGCTATGTTCCCTATCCGTCCGAACAGGTTGGATTTGGCTAGAAGTGATAGAACACTAGGTTACTTTATGCCCCAAGGTAAAGGCATCCGTATCCGTGGGTTTCGTGCATGGTCTGTAATCTGCCATGAAATCGGACATGGTTTGTCTGATAAATTTGGTTGGGGTAAAGACACAGCAGTCCAAAAGGAACTCTATGATGGAGCTACTTCTATATGGCAGAGAGGAGAGTATGGTAATAAGCATGCCCCGGAAAACTATGCTACTTATGTAGAAGAAGGACGTGCAGCCTTTATGAATGAATACTGTGTCAACCCTGAGATGGCTAAAAAGCACTTCCCTCTTGCCTATGCTGAATTTGAAAAGGCTATTGCAAGTGATAGATTCTATCAGGCACAGATGAACCTTTTAGGACAACAGGTGCGCCGCTGGGGTTCTCAGTCTGACTTCAGTAAAGCTGCTGGCATGTTCCATTGGGCAGACAAAAAGCTTGGTAAAAAGATTGATAAGCTTGTTGGTTCATGGACAGCTACTAAAAAGCGTTTTGCATGGGAGTATGCTGACCTTGATGAAAGCGTAAGAGCCTATGAAGATAACCAAGGTGTAAAGGTAGCTATTGAGAATGACCCTGCTGTCTTGGCGCAGTATGCAAAGCAAGCTGGTAATGATACTGTTGGTTGTCTTCTGAATAGTAATAATCTAGGTACTAGAGCTGCCATTAAGATGATGCAGACAAAATTCAATGTTGCTCTCAATAATGTTGTTGCTACTGACATCTTGAAACCTTTGGATGTACAAGGTAAGCGTGGTACAGAGCTTCAACAATGGCTCAAAGATACAGGGTATACTGATTTCTATGAAGCCTTTAATACCTACCAAACAGCTAAACATGAATTAGAAGTTATGGGAACAGGACGTAAGACAACACACACCTTTGCAGAATGTAATAAAATCATTGCTAAAGCAGAGGAACTGCCTGAGATGAAAGTTGCTTCTAATCTTTGGAAACAATGGAATGAGAATGTGTTGCGCATTGCTGTTGCCGGACAGATTATCCCTGCAAAGGTTGCTAATACCTTCTTGAAAAAATACCCTGAATATATTCCTATGTCACGTTCATTTGAGATTGAGGGTACAAGTGACTTCTTTGCATCCCATAAAGCCATGACTGTTGAGGGTTCTGAGCGTATTATCAAAGACCCTATGGTACAGGCTATGAAGAACATGCAAAGTATTATCTTCAAAGTGGAGCGTAATCGTGTTGGTCTTGCCCTTGCTGATTTAGCTAAGGGTGATAGTGGTCACTTTCTTATGATGCCTGTCGCAGAGGGGAAATACAAACATGCTACTCAAATTATTACTGTCTATGAACAAGGAAAGCCTAAATACTACCAATGTATGATGAAAGGTCTTTATGAAGCTATGACTTCTGAAGATGGGAATATGAGTGCATCTAAGCTCAGTATTATTGAGAAAATATCAAGAGGTGCAGCAACAGGCTTACGTATTGGTGCTACAGGTACGCCTATGTTCGCTATGTCTAACCTCTGTAAAGATATTCTTGAAGCAACCATTATGAACGCTGATGGGCGTAACATCTCCCATATTCCCCTTGTTGCTCCTATGAAAATCTTTTGGCAGGGATTACAGATGCTCAATAGTGACAATGCTTTTGGTAAACTTATCATTCGCAACAACAGAGAACGTGCTCTGCTTAGACAATACAAAAGAGAGTTTAGGTCTAATGGTGTCACTATGACTACACGCTTAGGTTCTATTCAGGACATTAATAGAGACTTCAGAAAGATTGTAGACCCTAAAATCAGTAACTCTGCACTTGATAAAGCCTTATACCCTATTAAGATGCTGTGGCATTGGAATGTAATGTTTGGTGAAGCAGCAGAACAGCTCCCACGTATGGCACTCTATCGACGTGCTAAAGGACGTGGTGCTTCTACGATTGAAGCTGCTATGGTTGCTTCTGATAGTACCTTAAACTTTATGAAGAGTGGCACTGCTGTTAAGTCTATTAATCGTCATGTGCCTTTTGCTAATGCAGCTATTCAGGGTACTTTAAAGGCAGCAAGAGAGCTTTCTAAAAACCCTCTTAGTGTTGGTCTTGCTATGGCAGAACATGTACTGTTCCCCACCCTGTTACTGTGGTATTGGAATAAGGATGAAGATTGGTATAAGGACATGCCTATGGAGATGAAGAATAAAGCATGGTATATAAAGATAGGTGATACTATCTATGATTATCCTAAGCCACAATTTATTGGACAATTAGCTGGCTCTATACCTGAAAGATTATTAGATGTCATGGCTGAAGGTGAAGATAAGCAGGTTATTGCTGATGTTGTCTATAAGCTTATCAAAGACCTTGCTCCTTCAGGTGCTCCTCCCATCATTGAGAAATTCTATGAATGGCAGACAAACCACTCTATGTATCGTAATCGTCCTCTTGTTGACCAACGTCTTGAAAAGCTCAGTCCTAAGAATCAATATAATCAGTATACCTCTATGGTAGCTCGTGGTATTGGGCAGGCAACTAATCTCTCACCTATTAAGATAGACAACACAATCTATGGTCTCACAGGCTCTATGGGTTATGCTTTTATGGGTGCTGTCAACATGATGGCTAAAGATGAGGTCACCCCTAGTAGGAAGTGGACGGAATATAGTCGCTTTACTTACACTGAGGGTACAGGCACATCTCGTAGTAAGGATGTCTTCTTTAATGGTCTTGATAAATTAGAGACTAAATATGCTGATGCATCCTTTGAAGGCAAAAAGGCTAAAGTTAGCAAAGAACTCAAAGGTATGCGTAAAGCTAAGGCAGATGCTATGAAGGTGTCTAAAGCTATCAGAGAACTGTATGCAGACAAAAAGATGGATGCAGACACCAAGCGTATTAAGCTTGATGAGCTTAACAAAAAGCAAAATACCATTTTCAGAAGTGCCAATAAGAAGTATCTTAATTACAAATATATACAATCGCCTGAATGATGTGCTATAATTAATATCAGAGGTGATATGATTTATGCAGGTAATAGGATTCATTTTTGATATGGCAGAGGGTGTGATTTGGCTGTGTGGTGCGTTAGGTGTTCTCCTATGCATCCTCTATCTGCTATATGATGTACTGATAAAACAGGTATTGCTTAATAAAGAAATACCTATAAAAACCAAAATTTTTGAAGTGATAATAGTGCTTCTTGGTATCATAGGTGCTTATAGTTATTGGAACTATAATTATAACTAATTTACCTTAGTGTATTTACTCCCCCGAGGTGATTCCAATGTACAGTTACTAACTTCATACTTATCCATTGTTCCTTTTCTAGGCAATGAAAGGAGTTCTGTCCCATGGAATTAAGTGCTGATATTCAACGTGAAATACAGCAACAGTTCAAAAATAGCTATGCCCAACTTTTAGCGGACATAACTCGTATTTATGAGCAAGGTGCTATGCGTGATGCTCTCACCGAACTGTACAATAAACAAGCCTTTGAGCGTGACAGTACCACTAATCACTTTGGTTTCGTTGGTATCCTTTTCGCAGACATCAATGGTCTGAAATATACCAATGACCACTTTGGACACAGTGCAGGGGATAAGCTGATAAAGGACTTTGCAGCTAAGCTTAAGGAAACCTTTATCTCCCCTGTTTATAACTGTTATCATATATCAGGTGATGAATTTATAGTAGCTGGGTTTGATATTAAAATCCATGAGTTCCTTGGAAGTGTATTGTCTTTCCATAAATCCCTGTGGGCTAAAAACAACCCTCCCCTAGCTGCTTTAGGCTACTCTGCTGGTGTCTTCTCGGATATTGCAGAAATCACAGAGTATGCCGAAAAAGCAATGTATGAAGACAAACAAAAATTTTATGATAATTTTCCTCAGATGAAGAGATAATAAATTGAATTGGTGACCGCTGGCTCTTTTAGAGCTGGTGGTCTTTTTATTTTTTGTAAAGGAGATGATTAATATAGCTATTAAGCTTTTAACTTCTGTGACCTACACTGCCACAGGAGAACAGACTACGTTTGCTATTCCTTTTGATTATCTACGTCCTGCCTTTGTCTATGTGAGCGTAGATGAGCAAAATATAACCGAAGGTTTTGAAGTTGTGGATAGAACTGTAAAGTTCTCTGCCCCACCTGCTAAGGGAGCTGTTGTAAGAATTTATCGCAGCACAACAACTAAACGTCTTGTGTCTTGGGCAGATGCCAGCATACTTAAAGCTAAGGATATGACTGCTGCTGAAGTGCAGCAATTACATCTTATTGAAGAAGAAAAAGACTGGTCTCGCGAGAATACTGTGCATATTGATAAAGAGGGTGTGTCTTCTAATCAAAAGTTTGACCCTAGTTTTAGAGTAAAACCCGATGCGTTTATTAAAACCAATAGCAAAGGTACAGGTTTAGAACTTTATGATAAGGCTGATATGGATGCAGACATTTATCGTGAAGCTGGTAAGTATATCAATGCCCACCCCGAATATGTTACTACTGTTAAAGACAACACCCTGACTGAATCTAAATTTATGGACGGAGCCGTGTCTGAACGTGTTCTGCAGGACGAAGCCGTATCTGAGAGCAAGCTCGCCCCTACTCTTGCAAAAAAGAAAGCAAGCTGGTATAAATCTGTCGCAGAAATGAAAGCCGACAGCTTGCTCTCCGCAGGTATGACCGCCTGCACTCTTGGCTACTACTCGCCCAACGACGGCGGAGCAGGAACGTATATCATCCGTGCCAAACAAGCATCTGACGTTGATGATGGTGGTTCGTTGCATGAGCTGACGAACGGGAATGTTGCGGAGCTGGTGGTGGAAAATGGTACAGTAAATACAAAACAATTAAATTTATCTAAAGATGATACTGATGGTA